TCGTCGAAACACGAATCCAACGGTAGTTGTAGCCGGGCTGTTTGTCTGGCTCGGGCAACAGTTCAGGTTGCGCCCACTGCTTAGGACGCTCTTGTACCGCACGTGTTTCTAACTCGCGTGTGAGTTTGTTGTCTCTGGTATCAGCCATTACGGGCCTCCAATTCAAGTTGTGCCTTCACATACTGTTCGGGCGTTAAACCTAGCTTGCGGGCCAGATTTACTTGGCTTTGCTTTAGCTTCACCTTATGGGGGGCGGTGCTACGAACTGCCGATGCAACAACAGTGCCGGGTCTTGTGCGGCTTTGTTTATTGTCCTCTTGGCTTTCAAATTTCTCTGAAAACCGTTTGCGCATTGTATTGTCCAATTCGCGGTAATACTCTTCAGAACCAACCTCTACACCACTGTCTCTCAGGTCTTCGTGTAAACCCAGAGCAAAGGCCGTCATACTCCGATCCTGTCCAAACCAGCTATTACGCTTTTGCCACGCTACTGCTTTATTGTCCGGTTCGGGTACATACGGTGCAGGTTGATACTGCACAGGTTGCTGTTGTACAGGAGTTTCTTCCTCTTGTAAAGAGGGCATGCGAAAGTTTTGCGCCTGCATCATTCTGAGGTTTGCAACTTGCAAGGCTTGCTGGGCTTCCAGTACCTTATCAGAGTCACCCGCCTCGTAGGCTTCTTTGTAGGCGCGTTGGGCCATCTTCAACCCCATATCAGCATTGCTCTGAATGGTAGTGACGTACTCTTTCTCGCCTGTGCTCAGAATGCCTTTGATGCGCTTATTCTCCTCAAGCAGACGCTGCGCCAGCCCCACAGCTTCATGCTGTTCGCGCAGAGCGGACTCTTTTTCACGGCGCTCATCGTGCCAAACCTTGCGCATTTGCTTGAGTTTGGTCTTTACGTTGTCGTCGTATTGGTCAAGTTCATCCTTCTCCAACTCCTCAACGAGGGGTTTGGGCAGGGGCTGACGGCCACGGTCTTCAGCCGGGGCATCGTCTTCAATCTCGATCTCAATCTCGGGTTCCGCGTTTCTTGCGGGTTTACCCTTATCTTCAAGTTCGTCGGGAAACTTAAAGCCGGTGTTGTCGTCCAAAGGCATTTTGTGCTCCTTTATTTACGTTTGATGCCACGTGGGTCGTCTACAACGGCCTCGACGGTATCGTCATTGATGATGCGGAACTCACGGCCATGTATGACCAAGCGAGAACCTGAATGTGGGCGCACAAGGACAAAATCGCCCTGCTTGCACCACGGCCCGTTGGGGAACTTGATTGGGTCTTGATAGCAGTCTGGCCCCATATCAACAACAAATAAGACCGTTGTGAGGGTCTCCTCGTTGCGCATGGTTTCGTCAGCTTTGATCAAACCCACTTCACTGTCTTCAAACTCTTTCTCCGCCTCTGGGATGGCGCAAAGAATTCGATAGCCCGAAGGCTTGGGCAGTTGTTTGCCTTTTTCCTCTGCGGTTGCAGCAAAGTTATAGGCTCCCACGATTTGTGGGTTGTTGGCGTCTGTAGCCAACAGGATGGAACTAGTCATCCGAGTTCTCCATTCGATGTTTCAGGTCTAGGGTGTATCCCTGCATGATGAGCAGACCACGAATCTCACCACACAGTTTCTTGTACTCCTCAAAGGACTCGGCCCTACCCTCGGCCAAAAAGTCCTTGATTTGCTCAATCTTCTCATCGGCTTGTTTGATGAGGATTTCAAATGCGTCCATTACTCACCTTTCGTTGGTTGACGATTCTGTTGCTGGCGCATCTGGATGCGCTCCTGCATTGCCCGCAGTTGCTCTTCATGACTCTTGTTCGAGAGTTGCTTCAAGATGTCTACGCCCCTGCCCATCATCTGGTCTTCTTTATTGGCGTTCATCTGGGCAACAGTCTTTAACGCATCCATCTTGATGCGCTTATCATCGGTCTCCTGCTGCGCCCGGATGCGGTCACGCTCGATCTGCTGCTGAGACGCTTTAAGTGCGGCATCGGCCTGATCTTTTGCAACCTTGCGCTGGTTGTCCTGTTCTTTAAGCTGCAACTCTTTCTGCTGCATCTGAATGATCGGGTCTTGCGCTTGCTGTTGTTGTTGAGCCTGCTGCGCTTGCTGCATATTCTTCTGGAGCAACTGCTGTGCGGCTTGCGCCAGCATCGGAGACAAACGCGCTTCCACTTCTGGGGACATTTGAACTTCTTCACCAGACTCATCGGTCTGCGCTGGCAACGGCATACCCAATGTCTCTTCGATCTGCTTGCGGTACTCGAAGCCCAAGTGCTCGTTGATGTGCGCCATCATCGCTTGCTGCATCTGCTGCGCCATCGGGTTCTGCTGGAGCAGCGCCTGAATCTTCGGGTCCTGCATCGCGGCCATGTGCACCACGATGTGCGCTTGGTGGTCTTGCGTGAGGAACGCTTTGACGGGCTTGCCCTTGAGCACGTTCTGGTTCTCGGTCACTGGGTCAGTCGGCTTCTGGTCGTCGTCCATCGGCACCAACTTCTGCGCATCTTTAATACCCAACACCTCCAGCATCTGGCGGTGCAGCAGCGGCAAGTTGTACAACTGAGGCGCACCTTGGGCCAACTGCAACACGGCCTGATACTGCACGATCTTTTGCGCCATTGTTGACGCATTCGGATCACTGACGGGGATCACGTCCACATCATCGTAGTCAGACTTCTTCGCCTTGCGACTGCCTTCGCTTGGCTGGTAGTCGTAGTCTTCTGGAGTGTACTCAGCGATGATGTGCTTCAAGAGGCCCAACTCTTGTTTCATCGAGTAGTGAACACGCGCCTGAATCGCACTCATGTTCTTCAGTGTGCGCTCCAAAATCGCCAAGGTAGTACCCACAGGCGCTTGCGCACTCATGTCACTGAGCGTCAAGTCAGCGGCGTTGGCGAAGCGTCTGCCTTCTTCAACGATCTGATTGAGCAGCGTCATCAGTGTCTGGCTCGGCTCTTTATATGGCAGGGGCAGCAAGTTGTCCTTGAGCGTACCGCTTGCCAAGTCCACATCTCTCCACTCGCCGGGGGCAATTGGCGTGTCGTCGCCCTTGACCCGCATACCGCGAGTCTTAAAGCCACCGGGCAGGTTACTCAGAGTACCAGCATCGACAAGCTGACGAATAAGAGAAGTGCCTGACTTAGCAAAAGCCCCGATAAGGTGAATGAGACCAAAACAGTAGAAACCAAAGCCCGGAACGTAGCCATAGTGGACGAAGTGTTGGCGTTTGGTATGTGTTTCATCATCAGGCTCCCAGTTACGACGAATGGCCAGCACGTTGCTGGTTCCCTTTTCAATAGTGACAACGTACGGCAGTGCGATACCGGTCTTCTCACCCTTCTTGTCCTTGTGCTCATAACCCTCAAGGTCGAGGTCTACGTTCATCTCCAAGAGTTTGAAGCGGTCATCCGATGTGGCACGAAAGCCCATCTTCTCGGCGATCTTCTTCTCGACTTCATCGAGCACGTTCTCGGGTGTACCCAAGTCAATGTCAACATAGAAGCCAGCGACCTGTAACTTGCGCAACTCGTTCTCGGTTTTACGCATCACGTGGGTAATACGAGGTGAGGACTCTAAGTTAGACGCGCCGTAGGGCACAACAATGTCTTCCGCAGGGACGAAGTACGACACCTGACGGTCCATCGCTGGGTCAAAGTACACCTTCTTGAACGCATTACCTGACAAGCCCAAGCCCCACAGCATGCGCTCATGCTCTGGCCTGTACTCCTTCATCACGTCCGTCAACTGGTAGTTCATGTCGTCTGCCACGCGCTGCGCAGACTCTTTCTTAGCAGGGGTCTCCTTGCCGATGATCTGGGTCTTGACTGGCCCCGCCGCAGGAAACGTGGCCATCATCGTCTCGGACTGGAACTTCACCAGCGCCTCAGACAGCATGGGGTGAAACACACCGCATGCGCCTTCCCACGGCTCTGTGCGTTCTTCGATCTTCATGCCCAGCAGTTCTAGGCCGTCCACGTAAGTCTGCATCCAGTCCTTGCGGCTGGCCACATCCTCGTCGTAGTCGCTGATCAAATCGCTGGCGAGACTCTGCAATATATCTTCACTGATGTACTCGGCCAAGTTGGCATTGAAGTCATCTTCTGAATCTTTGTCAGGCTCGATCTCAATCTCCATATCACCCATACCGATTCGCACGGACTCGGGGTCTTCGATCTCGATCTCAATCTGAGGAGAGGCGTCGTCCATCTCGGCCAGATCATCCAAGCCTTGCGGCGCTGCATACAGTGACTTCTCAATAGCCATGATTCATCCTTAATAGTACGGTTCTCGTTTGCTGCGGAACTGGCGAGGCTCGTCTTCTTCATCAGACGCCAGTTGAATAAAGCCGCCACGGCGATACCGCAGCAGTGCCTGAGTCATTGAGTCTACCAAGTCGTCATGCTCCCCTGACGGGAACGACGCAACCTCTTCAATCAGTTCTTCTGCCCAGTGCGTATTAGGCACCCAAACGTGGCCTGACGCAAACATGTCCGCCACAGCGTTCAGACGGGCAATCTTGTCATTGCCCTTGCTTGGGGTGAACTCTTGCACGGGGATACCCATCGCCCGCAGTTCAAATATCAACGGCGAACCCGCAGCCTTGGCTTCCACGATCAACGAATCAACTTCCCATTCCTTGAATTCCTCAAACGCCCGCTGCTTGAGTTCAGGGAACTCCATGCGCTTCTTGAACGCATTCAGGAGAATAATGTTCGCCCGGTTTACACCCCGGTCGTCATCTTGGTAGAACACACCCCATGTCGTGCAGGCGGAATAGTCAGCCCGTTCTGTCTTCAAGAACGCCGTATCCCATGACTGAATGACGAATTCGCACGAAGGCGGGCGCTCAGAGTCCCAAACTTTCCACCATTCCCGCTTGACGATGGCCGACACGTCCGAGGTGGGCTGCTGCATGTACTGCGCTTGCCACTTGGCGTTGGGGAGTTCTTCTTTCAGGGCCTGCAATTCAGTCAGTGACCAAAACTCAGGCCATAAGGGTTTACCCGAGGGCAAAATGGCTGGGAACTCAATCACTTCCCACTCTTCACCCGACCTCTGAGCCGCAGCTTTGACCACTTGACCCGTCAAATCCCGCTTTGACCACCGGGTCATCACCACAACAATAGAGCCACCCGGCTGTAAACGCTGGCGAGGGCCAGATGTGTACCACTCGTACGTCTTATCGTAGATTTCTGGGTTGGTAGCGGCCATCGCCGCCTCTTGTTCGGAGTGCGGGTCGTCAATAATCAGGATGTCCGCGCCTTTACCCGTCACCGCGCCACCAATACCGATAGCAAAATACTCACCACCGAAGTTTGTTGCCCAGCGACCCGCCGCTTTTGAGTCAGATTGCAGGTCTAGGGCCGGGAAAATGCGCTTGTAGTTAGCCGAGTCCACCAAATTTCGCACTTTTCGGCCAAAACCCACCGCCAATTCAGCAGTGTGGCTGGTCTGGATGATCTTTTTTCCCGGAAACTTACCAAAAAACCAGCTTGGCAGCAGGTAAGACGCGAATTCTGACTTGGTATGCCGTGGCGGCATATTAATAATGAGCCGTTTGCACTCGCCCCGAGCCACCCGCTCAAACGCACGGGCCATCTTCTCGTGATGCCTGCCGTGGATGAAGTTTGGCCACATCTCCCGCACAAACACCATGAAGTCGTCGGACGCTTTTGTACGCAGGTTGCGGGTGTTTAGCTCGTCCAGAATCTCTCCGATGGCTTCTTGCTCATCTTTGGGGAACTTCTTGAGCAATTGCTGCTGTTGGCCATACGGCAGTGTCTGGAGTTTCTCCAGCACCAATTCAAGTTTTGTCTTTTCGACAACTTCAGTCATCGGTCTCGTCCAACTCTTTGCCCGTCATGCCGAGTTCTTCGTCCAGATCAATCACTTGGATCGCAGGTGCACCGTTTAAGTACCGCTCTTCTGATGGTTGCAGTTGTCTGGACTCTACGTCAATGATGTCGTCCATATAAGAAGACAACTTGCTGGCCAACTCAGCCTGCAACTCCTCAGTGGTCCGGTGCGTGACGTTAATCTCAAGGCGTTCGGTAAACGCCCCCACGTCTGACATTTTGCCCAGCAACTCTAGCGCCTTCAACTGGGTGGACTCTTTGTCCGAGCCTGTCAACATCATCAGACGCATCTTCACATAGTTGCGCACCTGCGCCGCGTTACGCACGACCTCAACGTCGTACTCGTCCAGCATTCCCTTGAGGATGATGGCAGCGGCTGAACTGATTTCTTTACTGGCAGTCGGGGCTTCAAAGAATTGCTCTCGCGCTTCTTTCTTGTCCGCAGCAGTCACCGTAGGAACCTGCATCCCATTGGCCGCCAAAAATTCAACGGTGTTGAACGCAGCCTGTGCACGGGCATGCAAATCTTTGGCCTCCTCGGCTGTCAACGAGAAAGGCACTGGTACGTCTAATTCAGGTGTAACTAATATCATGGTGCGGTTTGTGGCTCCAATTTGTGCGGAGTGTACACGCTTTTTAAAATTTTATATAGGGGGTGGGGGTATTTCGTGTGGAAACATGTTGGGGGGTGTTAGCTACATACAAGGTTTACCCCGGCCACGAAAATTTGCACGGGGTAGGGGGTCCGGTTTGGATTTTTACGTTTCAGATTTTTCGCTCTGATCTTTTGAGTGAAACACAGTGCATACACTGGCCGTGGACAAGCCGCCCAATCTAGGGGGTGCCCCCATGCCCTCTTCCCACCGTGGGAAAAGCGAAGCCCTAGGTGTCAACTTGTATCTATCCCGTGCAAACTATGCGAAGTTGTGGTGTAATACATTCATGGATCGGGGAAACGCGCTTGATTCATATTCCTTTTAACCAGCGTTGATGAAAGACTCTCATGGAAAATACTTCCATTTCGTTCGCTGCTATTGCAGCATCCTGTGGCTCCAAGTTGATCGAAGCAAAGAAGCTCGATGACAAAGCAACTTCTTTGCGTGAAGAGGTCAACAAGGAAATCGCCGTACTGCACAAAAACAAAGTGGTGGTCGGTCGGTATAACAGCGAATCATGTGCGACTGCATTCGTTGACTCACTGGTCGGTGGTGGTCTCGCAAAGAAGACAGCGCAAAACTATTTGTCGCTGTTCAAAGAAGCCGTGAAGACTGGCAAACCAGTGACTGATTGGGGTGGCACCAAGTCTGGTGGTCGCAAAGACGTGAAGGGTACTGCACCAAAGCAAGACCGTGAAAACCCAGCACTTGATGCGCTGTTCAAGTGCATGAAAGCCGAAGGGGGTCTTGATGTACTGCACTTGATGCAAGCATCCTATGATGATGCTGAGGGCGATCTGGTGGAAATTGCCATCGAATTGCTCAAAGCTGAGGGTTATGAAATCGAGTAACCCCTAAAACCCACAACCCCCCGAGAAATCGGGGGGTTTTTTTTCGTCTTGAATTCCTTGGTTCTAGTTACCCTCTACCACATGTCACACATTGATACGCTTTTGAGACCTGTTCCCTAGACGCGGGCCGCACTGAGCACACTTAGCAACTTCCCACCGTGGGAAAATGAGACCTGTTCCCTCGATGCGGGCCGTATCGAGGGTTTACCCTATGCCAAAATTTATCCTACAAACAAGTTGTCACGTGATTTAAACTACAAAGATGTTGTCACAAGAAATCACACTACAACTTGTGGGCTGTGTGTTTTCTAAGTTATTTCCCACAGTGGGAAATCACACCCCAAGATACTGATAACTGTTCCCTAGATGCGGGCCGTATCAACCTACAAGCAACTGCACTACGCTATACAAGTTCCCACTGGTTGGACACAACTTCCCACGGTGGGAAATGTCAACGTAGTATGCGGTAGTACTGCATAGCATTTTATTCAATTAAGCAAGAAAGTTCTGTGACTACAGAATAATACAAACCCAATGAAATCAAGCACTTGCAGAGGATTTTCCCCTATTATTCTATTATTCTGTAAAAAAATATATATGAAGAGACAATTTCCAAAAATGACCAAATTCCCGTTTTTGTTCGCGTTCGTGCGTTCACACGCGCTCGTTCTCATGTTCTCTCTCTTATCTTCCAAAACCACAGAATTTTAGAACATTACCCCAAAAACCTCTCACAACCCGCATGCCTATTGGGTTTGCTTTATTCCGTAGCTCCAGAACTTTGTTGCTTAATTGAATAAAATGCCAAATACTACCCACACATACCAACTTGACACCTAAGGCTTTCTGTGTTAAAGTAGAGGCTCAACACGTGAAAACATGTTGAGATGTGAATGAGATGAGTAGGGCAACTTCCCACGGTGGGAAAACCCAGACAGCCAAGCTAAAGGAAAGCAATCATGAGCAAAGTAAAAACCAGCAACTGCAACGCACGTGGCTACGTGCAACGCCTTGTCGAGTTCAAGGCCAACAACTTGTGGAGTGAGTGGGTCGATGACGACAACACAGACACACCCGATGCACGTTACGTGGTGTATTCATACGACAGACACTGGCCACTGTTCATCTACGAGGTGCGTATTGACGCATGGTTCGAGAACGCCAGCAAGTACGGGGTCACCACATCTAAGCACAAGACGCAAAGCCACCCACATACTGGCACCACACAGTTACACGTTGACGACATGATCAAGGTTGCCAACAACGGTGTGGTGGGCATCATCACAGGCATGGGAGTTGCGGCATGAACGAAGCAGAACTGATTCCAGAAGAAGAGTCATGTTTTTATTGCGGAGGCAACTGCCCTCGGGATGAAGACCATGCCTGTGATGGGTATCTTGGTGATTTAGAAAACATTTATGAGGAAACCAAATGAAGCAAGCAATCGACACCAAGACCATCGACATGTGGGAGCCAACTTCCCACGGTGGGAAAAGCCTGTACCGTTTCTACGTGGTGACAACCGAGGGCACCGAGATTGAGTGGACGGGGCTGACATTGACCAAGGCCAAACAGATGTATGCTC